GTTTCTGAAAGTAAAGAAGCTAAAGAGTTAGCATGAATAACCATGTGACGATCCATTGGAGGAACGTTATTTGTATCCATAAGTTTTTTAGCTTCACGTAATTTTGCTACGTTTAAATTTGAATCTGCACCACCAATGTCGTTATCAACGGTCAATGATGTGCCTGAAGCTGTTAATGCATCAATAATTAACTGATCTTGACGGCGACCAATAGCACTTGATAAAACTTGTACTAACTCTTGTCTTTCGTCAAAGTTAACTTTTTGTTGCATAAAAATATCAGAATACTCAGCAGCATTCCAATCTTGTAGTGTTGCAGTTACTTGTGAAAAATCCACATTAAGAGGTGTAACATCGGTTTGTGGTACACGAAGTGTAGCCGCCCCTTTACCTACTTTTGGAAATTTCACAACTTCACCCTCAACGCCTCGTCTCATGCGTGTAGCACCAACTAATTGTGCTTTAGCTTGGTACGCCTGTTTAACTTCGGCATCAAAGAGTGAAACAAAAGCATTAGATAAACCAATAGCCATTGTTATTCTCCTTATAGAAATTAATAAAAAATTAATCGCTGTGGTATGCCAGAGAATCTGGGCCGGTGCTTGCTATTTACGATAGCCAGTCGTCAAGATTACTTGCGTTAAGGGTTGTATACAGAATAGATACAATATGCCTTGATCCAATTTTACTATTAAATCAAGGCTATTGCAAGAAAGACTAGCTAAAGTTTTGAGCGAATGCTCGTTCTACTTTTTGCCTAAATGATGGATCAGTTTGATAGCGTTCATCAGCAACCATAGCATAAAGCTCTGCTTTGCTTGGTGCGCCTTCTACCGGAGTTGTTTCTACTGGAAGTTTGCCCTCATAAGCTGATCGAAGTTTTTCTAATGCAGCAATACCTTTAGCTGTACCGCCCATAACTTTAAACTCTTCAAAATCATCTTTTGACCAAACACCTTTGTTTACTAATCCAGATGCCCATTTCACCATACTACCAATTCGAGCATCAGCATTTGGGCCAAGAGATTTACGTTCTTCTTGAATATTAGCTTCAAAAGTTTCCATTGTACCTTCGTTCATTTCTACAACTTGGCCTACTAAATTATCTAATGCTGCTTGACTAACGCCGTATTCAGCTGCCCAATTCATAACGTGTTGTCTAATTGGATCACTTTCTGGCGTATTGCCAAAAGCAGTAGCATCATATTTGCCATCTGCCGGTGGTTTATGTTTTCCTTGTGAGATTTGTTTGCGTAGATCCATCCAAGATTTTGCAATCCCTTCTAGATCAGGTTCTGAATCATCTTTTTTCCAAAAGTTTTCGGGCCACCAATCTGGTCTTTCTAATGGCTCGTCATCTTGTGCTGCTAATTCAGCGGGATCACGATGATCTATTTCTACTTTTTGTGGATCTGATGAGCTGGCTTCCTCATTTTCGACTGTTGCTGAATCGAGTAGGCCAGTTTCTTCAGGAGTTGTTTCTTCTTGAACACTAGGCTCGATTGTTTCTTCGCTCATTATAATTTCCTTGCTCTAATTAACCTTGCTTCTAAGTCCTTTACAATACTATTTTGTCCTTCACGGTAGTAAGCGTAACTTGGATCGCTACCCGGCAAGGCGACAGGTTGCTCAACAACTGCATCGCGCAGCCATTGCATTAGTTTTTGACCTTCTTCATTGCCTATTACTCTAAGCACTAATCGGTCTAAATCATCTCTTTGTTGCTGTACATCTCTAGTATCAAGCGGTAATGCTTGCTCTAAATCATCCCATCCAGCCATAATCTATCCTTGTTGTTGTGTAGCGGCTTGGGCAACTTGAGCAACAGCTTCAGGATTTTCTTGCGCCATTTGCATCATTTGCTGTTCTTGCATTGCTTGAGCCTGTTGTTGTTGTAACATCATTCTTTCTTGTGGGGTTGGTCTAAGTTTTTGTGGTACGCCTAGTTTGTCAGCAATATAATCCATCATTTCATCCATCTTAATAGACATTGCTGGGTTCGGTGTTTGTTGTGCAATTTGTGCGTATTGCATAATATTTTGTACATCTTCCATGTTTTGTGCCATGGCTAATGGAGCAACTGGACTAATTTTAATTTCTAAGCCATTTACTTTGAGTGGCAAAGTAATAATACCGCGCTCATCCATCACTTCTAAAATTTTGCTCACTAATGGAATCATGGTTTCATTAATCAATCGACCAAATGCAGAACCTAAATTTTGTGATAATTCTTTCATACGCTCTACAACTTCTGTCGCACTACGTGCTGACATATTATCAGGAGGTAAGGATTCATCTAATAGAATACGTTTAATGTTTTGTACAAGATCATTAATCACAATTTGTGATACATTAAAATCACCCGAACGTGGTAATGGTCTAAGCGATTCACCTTGTGGGCCACCGTTACGTGCTACAGGAATAATTGCACCTGGCATAATCTTAACGGTATTTGGATTTAATACACCATCATCCGCAGCAGTATAGACACCACTGATTGCAAGTGATGCATTTTTTAATACCAATTCTTTTGTTTTATTTAATGTTTTAATATCAGGTAATGCAGTAATTAATGGGCCACGACCATACAATTCACCCGCTACTTTTGCATAACGTGATACGATCCATGGACTACGTATTAAACGTTTATAAAGAATTTCTTGTTTACTATTTTTATCAATGACGTGATAACAATAATCACCACGCTTTTGATCAAAGACAGTAGCTTCAACTAATTCAATTTCGTCCGTAGGTTTTTGTTCTATCTTGTCTAATAATTCTTTAGGTATTTTTGCTTCAGGCCATTGTCGTTGAATGGATTCACCTTTAATACGAATACGTCTATAGACATTATCAACATGTCCATTTGCACCTTCTTCAAATGCAACTAAATATTGTGGAATAGGAATAAAATTAATCGGTGATAAATCATCACCGGGTTGCACCATCATAACGGCAGTACCTACACATAGGTCTAATAAGAATTCACCAATAGCAATATCAAAGTTTGATTGTTTTAATGTATCAAACATTTTTTCTGAATACATATCTAATGCAGCTTGTGCTTCAGGTCTACGATCCATAGGAATATCAGAACCAGGTTCGAGTCGGCACCACTTTCTTTGTGGAGGAAAGATGCCAGACTGCATTCTATTAGCAAAGCGTTGTGTTGATGCAATGGCAGTAGAATCGAAGATACGTCCCATTTTTTTTGTACCACCGACTTTACCTTCATAATGTCCATCGTAAAGATTACGTTGTGGCAAAGCAAACTCATATGCTTCTTCATACAGATTTCTAAAATCTTCTTTGCGTGTTAAAGCTTTTTCATGACGCTTTAATACGTCTTCTGCTTTTAGTCTCATCATCTCTGCCATAATTATGCCTCTTTATTTTTGTTAGCAAATGCGCGTGCTTCTGCTTTGTTACTAAACCCCCACTTTTGTAATGCTAATTTGAGTCGAGTCGGTTTACCTTTTTCATCTTTTAACGGGCCATCCATCCCAGAAAAACGAGCAGCAAAAGATACACGGCGACCATCAGTGCCAGAGCTTTGCGGCGCTTTAAGGTTTGAGCCTTCAGTCCTTTTGAAGTATTTTCGCCCAGCTTCATTCAAGCCTCCTTCTGGATTTTGATATTTTTTAGCAACCATTATTCATTCCAACTTAATATAATTTCAGCAGCATGAGAAGTACCTCCGCCACTAGTATCTGCATTAGTTAATCTAAACAAGTAAGTCGTTAATCCTTTGAGTATAAAATTACTCCCACCCACTGTTCCACCACCAGATTTTTTACCTAAACCACCAGTTAAAATTTCTTGTAATATTAATGTTCCTAATGAGGTTACTGTTGGTCCTACAATTGCCACACCTTGACTAGGAATTGTGCTTGATCTATTCCTATTCATAATAGTTAATGATGTTCCACCACTCACAACTGCATTCTCATATAAGTAGCCTATAGCATTGCCAGCAGATAATTTTGAAATACTGATAATAGGATTCATACCACTTGGAAATGCAAGTGCAATATCAATGCTTTGTCCAGCGGGCAATGGATCTGCAAAAGTTCGTACATACCCTAACGAAAACGCATGACCGTCAATTAGTCTAGCCTGTTCAATGTCACGTGTTGGATATGCGCCTTTGTATAATTCCATTTACTTTTTCTTTTTAGGAAAACCTTTTAGCATATTCTTATACGCTTTATCAGAAATAGTAGATTCTGATTTTGGTCGGCTAGTGCCAGCTTTTTTACGCGCATTCATATTTGCATATAATCCAGGTTTGCTCATTTTTTCTCCTTTTTATCAGATTTAAACATACTCTTAATTTTATCTAGCACCATGTTATCTTTCATTGTGCCTTTGGTTGTAAAATATTCGTTTTGTAAATCTAGAAATAATTCTTTATCATTTTGAAATGCCCATTCCATATATTTACGAGTAGGCTTACCATCCTTGCCCATAGGTACGTCTTGATACTTATCTTTATCTTCGCTCATTTTAAACCTCCGGTGGATAACCTAAATCTGACTTACGAATACCTAAACCTGTTTCGCCTAGTTGTGGTAATCCGCCAGCAGAACCTTCTGTACCTATATAACTTACGCCTGATAATAAACCGCCACCTTGCATTCTTGCCTTACGTCTTGCTGCTGCACGTTCTGCCGCTGGATCTCGACCTTGGATTTGTCTTGCTTCAGCAACGGGTGCGGGTGCGGGTGCGGGTGCAGCTTTAGGTTTTGAGGGGGCAACTGTTTTTACAATCGGCTTCGCAACGGATTCAACAACTTTACCTACCGCTTTAACGGGTGCAGTTACAACCTTAGCAACTTTTTTTCCCATATTATGCTCCTAATGTTGTTTTAGTTTCTTCTTCAGGTGCAACACCTAGCTCTGGAGAGAATCGTCCAGCAAGTAAAGCACGTTGTCCACCCGCACGTCTTGCGCGTTGTTTTGATGATAATTGTTCTGCATATTGTCTTTTTTGATCTTCTGCTTCTTTACGTGCAGTGTCAGCTTGTTCACGTTGCAAACGTAAAGATTCCATTGCAGCAGAATTGTCTGGCTTGCCGCCGCCTATTAATCCACCCATTACTTTCTCCTCATGATATATGTGTCATCTTTATCTGCACTGTAACCAATCATCAATCCTTCAGGAATAAAACCTAAAGTTTTCGCCCAGCCAACAGCACGCTTATCTGTAGATTTTACTGTAATTTGTAAGCGATGTAAATTAAAAATCCCTGTACATTCATTAAAAAATATTTTAGCGGCTTTTGTCATGGTAATAGGATAGTGTCTTGCTTCTTCTGATAACATAGACCACGCTTCACCAACACCAACCCAGAGTAGCACACAACCAAAGACAGCGACAGGCTTATTATTAGCAAACGCAGTAATGCTAGGGCCAGCTTTAGACTGCCCGTCCAACATACGGATTCTATCTTCAATCGTAGTTTGTTTAGAGTCATACTCGTCTACTGCCTTACATTGATAACCATGCTCAATATGAAACGGTAAATAAAATACCCCCTTACCAGTTGGCATCTTTTTTACAATATCAACTTCATTATACATTACGAAAACACGTCAAAGTCTGAATTAACAACAGTTTGTGTAATAATCGTTTTAGCACTTAAATTAGACTTGGTCATACGTTTATGTTCCCCTCCACCTAACATTAAGTATCCAAACGCATCACCAATGTGTGAATGTTCGTTTTTATTAGGACTGTCTCTAAAACGTTCTTGTCCGGCACCAACGCTGACACGTTTAAAATGATAACCGCCGGCTAATGATTTACGTAACCGCTTACAACTTGTATGAATAATTAATCCTGGTTTCCCATTAATCAATCGTTGCATAGGTGCTGCTGCACCTTCACGCCTGACTTGAAAGTTATTTGATGCTGTGGGTTGTGCGCGTAGTCCTAGCGTTCTTAAATAATCAAATGCCGTTACTTCATAAATAGCATCACGCTGCATACCCGCGGGATCACCCCAAATTAACACTTGTGCTTTTGGGTATTGTGCATTTAGCTCTGCTAATAACTGTTGACCAAATCTTTCTAGTCCCATATCTTCGGTAACAATCTCATGCAATACTACCCATCTGCCATTATTTAATCGTTGACCAATCGCAGCAGCGGGCGTTAAACCAAAGTCAAGACCAACATGAATCGGTAAGGTTGGATCATAATCCACTTCACCACTCATCATTTGATCATTGTATTCAGGCCACACAGGTCGACCTTCTTGTACGTAAGTATACTTACCTTCAGCATAACAACGGATCCAATCTAAATTCTTACCGCCTAACATTTGCATGTAATACCCTGACGGTAGATTTTTTACGTTCTCTGCTTTTGGATTAATCTTCCACCAACGCCCACCAGAAAAGATATGATCGTTTGCTTCTGGGCTGTCAGGCAATTCATCTGCACCAACTTCAATAACACCACCGGGTTGTTTAAAAAAGTCCCAACCGTATTTACCACTGAGTTTTTCTTTTTCAGATAAACGAAACCACCAATGGTCATCGTCCATTGGGTTGGTATCCATCCAAACACCATGCCATGTGGGGCCACCATCTTTTTGTGTGGGGTAACGACCGACACGATGGGTGAGTCCGTCAATGACGGCTTTGGGCAACTCCCTTGCCTCGTTCACCCATGCGCCAGTCAGCTCTAAGGATAAGAGTTTCCTCACATCCTTTGGCTGATCCAATGCTAAGAATATCACTTCACAATCGATGCCCGCAGCATCACCGCGGGAAGGGAGGCGAATGTGATGAGTGATCGGAGGAGTATATAGCATTGGCCCAAACGTATTCTCAGGAAAGAGTTCTTGCCAAGTTTTAATCGTTGTTGTCTTGAGTTCAGGATAAGAGTTACGTACAATAACAAAGCGAGTGTAACGTATGCCATCGACAGGGGATGGCTTTTGCCTAACGGCACGCATCATAATCTCAGCAGCACAGGCGTAAGATTTG